GCGACCGCACCGAGCGCCTTCTCACCCGCGAACGTCCCGAGCGCTCCGCCGGCGAGACCGCCGACCGCCGCACCGACCGGGCCGCCGAACGCGCCGATCATCGCGCCGACCTTCGCGCCCAGCACGCCTCCGGCCAGACTACCGGCGATGCCCGCGAAGCCCTGCGCCTTCGCCGCCCGCGTATCGTCGCCCGTTGCAACGGCGTACGCGTTGTTCGCCGCGAGCCCGAGTTTCAGCACCGTGCCCGCCATCGCCAGCTTGCCGGCATACGGCATGACCCGACCGAGGACGCCACGCGCGGCGCCAAAGACACGGGCAAAGCGCCCGCCTTTGGATGCAGTACTGCCGGCCGATCCACCCTTGCCCGCCGATGCCAGTTCATCAGCGACCGCACCCGCCGCGCCTCCGAACCCACCGGCACCGCCCGGCATGTTGACGACAAAGACACGCTGCACGCCCGCCGACGCCGCGGCGCCACCGAGCGCCTCGATCGCGCGGCCAACAGGACCGGATCCGCTGCCGCCCCCTCCGCCACGCGCACCACCGCGCGCGACGAGAATCGACCCACGCGCGATGTCGAGCGCACCACGACCGATCTGGAAAAGTGACTTTGCGCCGCGATACGCGATCAGGCTCGCTGCGACGCCCGCGACCGCCATCGTGGTTTTCGGCGCGGCGTCGGTGATCTTCGTGAGCCCCTCGCCCGCCGTTTTCGCCGCGTGCCCGACCGCATCGGTCACGGGCCGCAATGCGTCGCCGATGCTGCGCATCGCATCGTTCCACTGCTGCCCGACCTCACTCCACACCTGCTTCGACGCATCGCGCCGGTCAGCGAGATCCTTCGCGATCTCGCCGCTCGCCTGCGCCGACTCGCGCTTGAGCTTCTGGTACAGATCGGCGTTCTGCAGGTACGCGGTGAGCGCCGCCTTCACCTGCATGTCGTTGAAGAGGTCACCCGTCTTCATCGTGTCTTCGAACGCGGCGATCTGCGCGCGGCGCTTCTCCGGATCCGACTCGCTGTTTATGGTTTGTGCGGCGTCGGCAAGCTGCTTCGCTTTGGCCGGGTCGGTACGCTCGATATACGCGCGCGCGAGAACGAAGGAAGCCTCGAGCGCCGACCAGCCCTTGCCGATCGCCTCGCGCATTTTGGCTTCGTAGTCGACGCCGGCTTTTTTGTAATTGTTCGCGGTTTCATTGGATCCGATTTTCGAGAACCAGTTTTTCAGGTTGTTGGCCGCTTCGTCCGCGGTGCCGGCCGTCTTCATCTGCACCTGCAGCATCGCGCCGAGCTGCGTGACAGAGTCCTGCCCGGTGATGCCGATCTTCTGCATTTCGGCGAGCAGCACCGGAAACCAGCGGGCCATGTCCGCCGATTCGAACGAGCCTTCCTTGCCGAGAAACGCGATCGCCTCGAACGCCTTGCCCATCTGCTTCGGGTCGGTAATCTTCGCGTTCTGTTGCAGCGCCTGGATCATCCTCGCGGTCTCGACCGTGGTCGCCCCCTGACCGATCGCGAACTTCGCGGCAAGGGGCGCAAAGTCGAGCGCGCGGCTCACATCCATGCCGCCCGCGACCATCTGGTTGACCGCGTCGGCGAGCTCGTTGCGGCCAATGCCGTTATCACGCGCGTCGCGGCGGATGCGCTCGCCCATCGACGCTTCCTGCGCGGTGCGTGCAATCCCTGCCTTGATCGCGATGTCGCGGATGATCGCCTGATAGTCCGCGGCGATCGTCGCCGGCACCGCGACGGCGGCGGAGAATTTCACGGCGTCGCCAATCGCACCTCGCGCGCCCTCGCGGCCGGCGGCGATCCGCTCCTGGCCCGTTGCCTTCAGCTCCAGCCCGCGCACCGTGCGACCCAGGCGCGTGTACGCCCGGTCGAGCCGGTCGACCTCGATGCCGTTCTCGCGCAGCGTGCGCAGGTTCGACTCGATCCTGCGGCGGATGCCGTCCGCCGCAAGATCGCCCGCCGCGTGCAGGCGGCGGAATTCGTCCTGCAGCTTGACCGTCTCGCCGATCGTGCGCTGCCACAGCCGCGTTTCGTTCGCGGTCTTGCGCAAACCCACGATCCGCGAACTGGTCTCGGTGATCGCGCGGCCGAACGTCGCCGACACGGCGCCGCCAATCACGATCCCCAGTGCAATGTCGTTTGCCATCAAACCCTCCCATCCCGTTTCCCCGCTAGTCGGTGAGCCACCAGATCACCTCGTCGAGCGTCATCGCGTCGATTGAGGCCGGCTGCACGCCGTGCTCCTTAAGCAGCCGCTTTGCCAGCGCCTTGAGCGTTTTCTGGCTGATGCGTGCCAGCGGATGTGAGGCGAAAGTAGGCATCCTGGACGCGGTGATAGTCACCGAGATCCATGCCCTCCAGGTCGTTCGGCGACACGCCCGCGAGCGCCGCGAAAATCGCCAGTTCCTGCCCTTCCTCGTCACCGGGGGCGATCTTCTGCGCCGCGCGCATGTCGCGCACCTTCGGGCGCCGCAGCGTCAGGGTGTCGCGCACGACGCCGTCGAATGCCACCGGATAGTTCAGTTTCACGCTGACGCTGTCGACGCGATCGACTACGTCACTACCAACATTGCTGTTCACATTACTGCCCACATTGCTGTCCATCTGTCCCGCCTCAAATAGAAACGGCGAGCCGTGCGGCCCGCCGTTCAGGTTAAAAAGTCACTTTGCCGCGCGCACGCGACAGGTCGCTACATGCCGATCGCCTTGCGGATCTCGGCGAGCTGGTCGACGCCGTCAATGATGCGCACCATGCCGAGCACGTCGATCTCGTGCACGACCGCGCCGTCGATCTCCAGCTTGTAATAGGTCAGCGACACGGTGAATTTGGCGTCGACCTTCTCGCCCGGTTTCCAGTCGCCGCCATCGACCTCGGAGAGCATTCCGCGAAACGTCGCGGCGACCGCCTTCGTCGCGCCCTTGATGTCGCGGAACGCACCGCGAAACACGCCGTTGAATGCCGTCGCATCGGCGAGGCCGAAGAACTTCAGCACGTCGCGCTCCATCGTCGACATCTGGAACGCCGCCTCGAGCGCCTCCATGCCGAGATCGACCTTGACCGGCGCATCCATGCCGCCGGCGCGATGGTCGTCGGTCTTGATCTTGAGCTTCGGCAGCGTGCACTGCGTGGCGCGACCGGCAAAACCCTTGCCGTCGCTATACACGTTGAAGTTATAAAGTGTTTCCGGAGTCACGCATCACCTCAGATGTTTGGTATCAGGGATTGTTATCAGGGGTTGGTGTCGAGCACTTCGGTCAGCCACTGGTTGGTGACCTCGAAGCGGAAGTTGGGGTTCTCTGCCGGCGGCACGTCGGTGAAGCGGATGTTCCAGTACACCTTGCCGTCCTCGAGCTGCGTCGCGGTGTTCAGCTCCGGGTCCGCATACACCTCGAAGTTGATCAGCGCACCCCTGTTCTTCAGGTCACGCATGAACGCCTGCAGGCCTTCGGTGACGTCCTTCACGTACGTGGCCGTGATGCCGCGGTCGACCGCCCACTTGTGGCCGGCGAGCACCGCGTCCATCACGATGTCGAGCGTGCGCACGCGCGTGACGAACTTCCATTTGGCATCGGCCGAGAGCGTCCGGTTACCCCACAGGCGATAGCCGCCGTCGCGGATGATCGTCGCGATGTTCGCGTTATTGAGCAGGTTCGCGCGGCAGGTTTCGTCGCCGTCGAGAAACTCGATCGGCCGCCTCGTGCCGGTGATATCCGTGATCTCCTTGTTCGACGGCGACGCCCAGAAACCGATGTTCGCGTCGGTCTGACAGAAGAGACCCGCTGCATACGACGAAGCCGGTGCATCGACGTCGGCGTTCGCGGTCGTGTCCCACATCGTCGCACCGGGATCGACCATATAGAGCCGCTTGCTGCCGAAGTTCTGCGCGTAGGCGATCGCCGCTTCGTCGTCGGTGTTCGGCCCGTCGATGATGCCGATCGCGCGGAGTTTGCCGGCAAGCGAATCCATCGCGGTCGCGACCGCCTGCGTCGACGAGAAACCCGGTGCCAGCAGCAGGCGCGGCTGCACGTTGTATTTCGACTTCGCATCGAGCAGCGACTGCAGGCCGGTGCGTGCGCCGCCGGCGCTGACGCCGCCGATGATCGCCGAGGTGAGCGCTGCCGGCTCGCCGCCGGCAGGCACGCCGGTGGCGACAATCACCGCCGTACTCTGCGCATAGATCGCGCGGGCCGCTCGGGCAATCGCACTGCCTTCGCCGAACGCGGCGACCGCCTCGCGGTAGCTCGTCAGTTGCACCGGCACATTGGGCGCGGCCCGATCCGCGCCGGGCGTATAGGTGTTGACCATGCCGACGATCGACGAACTCGGCACGGCGATGGTGCGCGGCCCGGTGTCGACCAGCGACACCGTCACGCCGTGGAAAAAGGATGTTGCACCCATGAATATCTCCAGGGAAACAGCTAAAGAAAAAGCCGCCTGGGCAGGCGGCTTCGGGTGATGGAACGCGGGGCTCCGGCAACGCGCCAGAGCAGCGCTCAGGTCACGAAATCGGGCGCATCGGGTAGTTCGACATTCGGCCAGCCGGTCGCGTCGGCGAGGTCCCGCAGCGCCTGGCGATACCTGAGCAGCGCCGTGAACTGCTCGGCCGTGAGTGTGGTGCCGTCGCCGATCAGCTTTTCGTCCTGGTGCCGGGCGACGAGCCAGTCGGTCGCCGCGAGTGCGCCATCGCGCCTCGCGCGCATCATGTCGGCCTGCTGCGCACGCGTCGGTGGCAACGGATCAAACAACGCCGGTATGCCGTCAGCGTCGAGCGCGATGCGCTTGCCCTGACCCTGTCCGTTGATCAGTTCCTGCCACAGCTGCGCCGTGATCCCGACGGCCTTGACGGAGTCCGGCACCGGACTGTCAACGCTGTCGTAAAATCCGGTGATTGCGCCCTGCGCGTCGTATGCTGCAAATTTCTGTCCCATGATGTCCCTCAGTACCCGATACTGATCCACGAAATACCCGTCGAGCCCGAAGACGCCGTGCCCGCGATCACGTTGAAGCTGGTCTTGCTGCCGTTCCCCTGGAAACCCAGCGAGATCGACGCGGCATTCGGGGTGATCACGGTCCCGGTGTTGCCCGCAGCAAGAATGAACGCGTTGGGGTAAGCAACCGGCAGCGTGACTGTCTGCATGGATTGCGTTGCGATCGTGCTGGTGCCCCACTGGACGATCAATCCGCTGGGCAGCTTCGCGTAGCCGTTATTGGCAAGTGACTGCGAGAACGCATTGCGGCGGAACAGGAACGATCCGCTGATGACCCAGGCACCGGACAGGACGGTAAATACACAGTCTTCGCCAGGGTTAAGCGCCACGCTCGTGACCAGCCCTGTCCCGCTATCGATCTGGTCCGCGCCCGCCGCGGAAATCGTGACGATCCCGCTCGACGATGTACTGACCTTGCTGCAGTGGACGCTTGCCCCGTTAGGCAACCCGGCGATCGGCGGAAGCGTCGCGGCCTGATTGGCCGTGTTGTTGAAAACCACTCGCGAACCGATGTAACTGTTGTCCATCGTCGTCGACGCGACGGTGGCCTGGCCCGAGTGAAGTGGCGAGTATTGAAGCCCGGATTGACTCAGAAATGCCGTGGTCACAAGCTTCGTGCTGTTGTCGAACTGCGCCGGCGTCGGCCCCCTCGGCGTGCCCGTGAAAAACGGCGAATCGAGCGCGGCCTTCAACGCGAGTGCGTTCGTCACCGTCGTCGCGAAGTTGGGGTCGTCGCCGAGCGCGTCGGCCAGTTCCCTGAGCGTGTCGAGCGTGGCCGGCGACGAATTCACCAGCGCCGCAATCGCGGCCTGCATGGCGACGAGCGTCGCGTATTGCGGGTGCGGATTGTCTGCGCCCGCGTGCGCTTCCTGCTGCGCCCGCAGATAGCGCGTGCGGTTCGCAAGCTGCTTTGCCTGCCGGTTGTCGACTCCGTCCGGGCCACCCATCACGGGATCCGACGTTTCCAGCTGATAAACGCCCTCTTCCCACTGGGCGATTTCCACAAGGTCTGCCATCAGGCGACACTCCCTCTGTTGTATTGTCCGTTGCGCATGGCGACGCCGTTATGGCGGATCGGCACAGCCGTGTAGTCGAGTACCGCGAGCAGGCTGCGCGCGGGTGCGTAGCGCCCGAGCACGGCCTTCAGGCTGTCCGCCTGATCGCGCGTGACCGGCTGCTGAAGCTTGACGATGTATTCGGCCCACGCGTTCGCGCGTCCGTGGACGTGGTCGCCATTGCGCGTGATCGATCCGTCACGGCGTCGCGCGAGCCGCCCTTCGACCAGTTCCACCTCGCCGAAGCCGAGCCGGCGGATCACCTCCCGCACCGCCCACGGCGTACCCTTCCTGCGGTGCAGTGCAAGGGACCCCTTGATCAGCGCCCGCTTCGCGTCTTCGGATTCGGCCAGCTCCCATCCGTCGACCGCAAGCGCCCACGCGAGCCACGGTAGCCAGCCGGCCGGACACCGGTCGGCATCCCACAGCGTGCGCAGGATTTCAGGATCGACGCGCGGCGCCATGACGATCGCGAGCGCCGTTTCGAGCGGGGTCTGGTTGGCCGGTAACAGGGCGTCACGCATAGTCCGCATCGTCCACCTTCATGTTGAGCACGATCGACGTGCAGTTGGCGAACTGCCGCGGCGTACAGAGAACATGCGCCGCCGGCGATCGCAGCTCGACATCGATCACGCCGGAATCGGGCGGGTGCAGCGCACCGTAGATCGCGGAGAGCGACATGCCGGCACCCAGCCTGCGGGCACTGGCGATCGCCTTCCCGAGTGCTGCGCGACGCGCTTCGAAAACGGCCTCACCGCCTGGACCGCTGCCAACGTGAATGTCCGCGTCGACGGCAAAATCGACCCGCTCGCCGGCTGTCACCAGCACTTCGTCGTTCAGCGGCCGGACATCCTCGGGCGAGACCGCTGCCGTCACCGTGTCGATCAGCGCCTGCTCAGGCACGCCATCGCCCACCGCAGACAGGAGCGTCAGGCGCACGACGCCCGCCTCCGGACGATCCACCTTGACGTCCAGCACGTCCGCGGAGGCATTCATGGCCAGCGCGACGTAGCTGCCGGATGGACCGGCGACCGTCGAGCGCTCGATCGACATCTGCGTGCGCAGCTTCAGCCGGTCGTCGCCTTCGAGCGTCGGCTCGACCGGCGGATTCGCATCCGCGTCGCCCGGATCGATGGTCGCCCGCCCGATGTCGAGGAGCGCCGCCAGGTGTTCAAGATCGGCACCGGTCGAAAAAGCCAGCATCACCGCGCGTGCGGCGTCGTTGACCCGCGCGCGGAACCGCACTTCGCGGTAGGCCGCAAGCTCGATCAGCTTCACCACCGGATCCGATTCGAGCGCCGCGCTCCAGTCGGCGTAGATACTTTTGAAGTGCTCGAGCTTCTCCTGATAGATATCCTCGAAGTCGAGCGTGTCGACCAGATCCGGCGGATCGATCGCACTCAGATCAATGGTTGTCACGTGCTCACCTCGAAAACTGCGTCGTCGCCTTCGTAGA